CTCCGAAAGTGCAGGTAAAGGACGGATAGGCTAAGGCTAAGTCCGTCCACCAAAAGTGCAGGGGTATATATGGATATATTAACTACTAGAGGACAACAGACAGTCGCCGATGAGTCGGATGCCTATTCCATCTGGGAGAGAAACTTCCCCGAGTTCCAAGTCATATCTACCCCCAAAGACAAGCCAGCAGTAATAGATGCTCTGTTGCTTAAAAACAACATCTTGCGCTACGCAGTAGAAACCAAGTGTAGGTACGACATGACCCTAGAATCTTTTGAGCTAGAGCGGGGATACGAGTGGTTGATTACAAACGAAAAGGTTATAAAATCTGCCGCACTTGCTAAAGACTTGGGTTTGCCGTTGGTCGGTTTTCTTTACTTTGTAAAAGATAAATGTTTGCTGGCGAAACGGATTGCTGATGCTGATGGCAAGATTGTTTGTAAGATGAGGACCGCAAATACAAAAACGCAGACTACTGTAAACGGTGGTGAAATTATTAGAACCAATGCGTTTCTGGATATGGATGGGGCGAAGATTTTATTTTAGGAGGGTGTATGGAGGAGTTCGATCAATTCTGGATGATTTACCCAAAAAAGGTAGCAAAGGCAGATGCGCGAAAAGCGTGGATACAGACAAAAGACCTGCGGCCAGATATAGCAAAATTGCTATGTGCCGTGACCGCTGCTTGTAAGACCGAACAATGGATGAAGTCTGGTGGATCGTTTATCCCCCACGCAGCCACTTGGCTACGCGGCGAGCGATGGGATGATGTACACGAAGTCGTCTTGCCCAATGTCGTAAACGAAAAGCCTTGGCACGAAACCGCATCCGGTATCGAAGCCAAAGGAAAAGAACTTGGTTTAGAACCATCTCAATTCAATACCTTCCCTGAGTTTAGAGCGGCAGTCATGCAGAAAAGTATTAAGGCTGCATGATTCTCACAAAATACAACCGAGAACTTGCACATCAGATGATTGATTCTGCACCAGATGGTCATGTGATAGAGGTTAAACCTGCCAAACGGTCTTTAGAACAAAACAGACTCTACTGGGCGATTCTGAATGACATCTCCGAGCAAGTGGTTCCGGGCAAAGCATACGAACCGAGCGTGTGGCATGAATACTTGCGTGCGCTGTTTTTGCCCGAGCGCGTAGTAGAACTACCAGACGGTAGCGTGAAGATGCTAGAGCCTAGTACGGCAGAGTTAAAACTAGATGAGTTTTCGCAGTACGTTGACAAAGTAACGAAATGGGCAATAGAGCACGAGGTAAGGCTGAGTGACCAAAGGAGTTGAAATGGAAGAATGGAAAGATGTTGTTGGCTGGGAAAGTTATTACGAAGTTTCAAGCCTTGGTGTTGTACGGTCTAAAAAACGAAAAGTAAAAACAACGCTTGGGATAGCAGAAAAAGGTGGTCAAGTTATAAAACCAATTTTTCATAAAAGCTCAAAATATATGGTTGTAAATTTAAGCAACGGCGAAATTAGAAAAAGTGCTTTAATTCACAGAATTGTTTTAGAGGCGTTTTATGGGTCACCTTTGAAAGGGTATGAAGCCTGCCACAATAACGGAATTCGTTCTGATAACAGATTAGAAAACTTGCGCTGGGACACAAGAAAAAACAATCATGCCGATAAAATTTTGCATGGTACCGAACAGCGTGGATCAAAAAACGGAAACGCAAAAGTTACAGAAGAAATTGCTTTGCTAGCAAAATATGGCAAAGATTCTTTAAGTAATCTTGCGTCAAAATTTCAACTTAGTAAAAGCACATTGTCGAATATAAGATATGGGCAAACGTGGAAGCACTTATAAAACAGTAGATGAAAAACGTCACCTTGATCTTGTCGCCAGTCTCGGGTGTATGGTCTGCCGACGACTTGGATTTTATGACACGCCTTGCCAAATTCATCACATTAGAAGCGGACAAGGATGGGGCCGATCTAGTCACTTTCATACAATCGGATTATGCGAGCCGCATCACACGGGTAAGTATGGAGTTCATGGACTAGGGACCAAAGGCTTCCCGAAACATTACGGGTTTACAGAACAAGAGCTACTAGAGGAGGTTTTAGAGTTATGCAAGCAATCGCAATAGCCACGGTCAACGCCAACTGTCTGGTGACCCTAGCTGCTTCTGTAACCGCTTATGTCCCGCAGGATGTGGTCGTATTCTTATCTGGGTCTAGAATGATCTTCCCAAGACACAGGACGGTTGTTATGGATAACGACACCACGAACTTTGGGGATGCTTATAACAAAGTCTGTAAGGCAGCGTTTGAGGAGTTCGATGAGATCGTGGTCTGTAACGATGACATCGTGTTCACCCCGTACACATGGCAGACACTTTCCGAGGACGTTTCCAAACTCAAAAGTGAAAATATCCCCCTCGGCTATGTCGCGTGCCGAAGCGACTACGCTAGAGGATACCAAAATATCCGTATCGGGAAAGGCAAGATGGAGTGGTTCCGCTGGGAGACCGAGAATCAGATCATCCAGACCGAAGTGATCGCCCCTATCTGCGCTTATGTTCAGAAGGACGCTTGGGTGGATTTCCTGCCCCTGAACTGGTACTCAGACGATGTGCAATGTCAGGATATGGCAAAAAATGGCAAGACCCATTGGGTGTCCAGAGCCTACGTCCACCACGTTGGAAGCCAGACCTGTGGCTTTGACGCAACAAATCTTATAGAATCCGCGAAACCCGTTATAAAGGAACATCGGCCAGACTTGTACGACCTATGGTTCAAGAGGAAAGACTAAAAAATTGGGCATGGTACTGCGCGTGGGGCCATCTGGGTCCAGAGGTACGCACCCGCTGCGCTTCTGCCGAGGGTAACTACGAGTCCGAGGATGTCTGGGAAGGCGAAGAACCTAGGATAGAACCCGACATGATAGACGGGGAAATAATTGAACAGGCAATCAGAAAACTATCAGAAAAGCACCGCAAAGTTCTAAAGGCGCGTTATATAATGTACGCGTACCATCTTCAACATACCGTGGCACAAAGACTGCGGATGTCGGTGGACAGGCTTGAAAGTGAACTAAAAATTGCTAAGAGGAGATTGAGCGATGAACTCGCAAGAAATCAAACAAGGCACACCGGAGTGGTTGCAGGCCCGGTTGGGTTGCCTAACAGCGTCACGGGCTAATGACGCCTGCGCTGCCGAAACGACAGCCGCATATCAAAACTACCTATGGCAGCTAGTCGCGGAAAGAGAGACCGGGAACGTAGAGGATTCTTTTGTCTCCGCAGACATGGAGCGTGGGACCGAAATGGAATCCGTAGCTCGTGCCGCCTATGAAGCCCATACAGGGACTTTTGTCACCGAAACGGGATTCTGGCTCCACCCAGAAATCAAATGGTTTGGCGCTTCTCCTGATGGACTGGTCGGGGATGAAGGTCTCATCGAGATCAAGTCGCCAAGATCAAGCACACACTTGCGATACCGCTCAGAAGGCAAAGTCCCTACCAAATACAAGCGACAGATGATCTGCCAGCTTCTGTGTACTGGCAGGAAGTGGGTTGACTTTGTAAGTTTCGATAACCGGGTGCGAGAGTCCAAACAACTCTTCATCGTGCGCTACACACCGACAGAAAAAGAAATTACGGAATTGCTAGAAAGTATTAAAAAGTTTTTAGCAGACGTAGAAAAGGAGGCAGCATGAACTTCACAGTATTCGTGGTGGATTGGGATTCTCTTGGTCCTGCCAAATTCTTATTGTTTATAACCGCGGTATCTATTCTCAGCGTGTGGTCAGAATGGCGGCGTGGCTGATAGCGGGGGTGGGAGTTGTATACCTTATTTGTGCGGTGGACTTGTTTGTTCGTGGCAATTGGGGCTTGGGCATTGCTTTTCTGGGTTATAGCCTAGGTAACGTGGGTCTTTATATGGAAGCGAGGTAAAAATGCAGTACGACAACAGTAATACTGGAGTTTTGTTTAAGAACGAGTCTGAGAACGAGAAGGCTCCCGCGTACAAAGGCAAGATCAACGTGAACGGGAAAGAGTATCAGTTGGCCGCTTGGATTAAGGAAGGAAAGACGGGCAAGTTTATGAGCCTGAAGGTTGAAGAAGCCAAGAAACCAAAAGCACAAGACTTTGCGGAGATGCCAGATGACCTCCCCTTCTGAAATTACATCCTACAAAGCCGGGCTTTTAGTGGAAGAAGTGTCTATTGATCTGACCGCTCCGATAGCAATACTAGAACTTCTGGCAGAACACGACACCACTAGCGTTTCTGCAATTCTCTGGTCGATAAAAGATGTTCTAGAAGAGCAGCAGACAAAGTTAGACGACTTGACCGAGAACCTGATGCACACCTACCGAAAACAAATGGGGATCAAATGAGTATCTTCTACGATGTGGATGCTTTTATGAGGGCTGCTGGTCATACCCCAGACCAAAAGAGAGTTGGTCTTTACCTAGACTTGGTGCGGGAAGAGATCGGAGAACTGGAAGAGGCTATGGCCGGGTTCCATGCAGCCGAGAACAAGCAAGACGAGCAGATAGCAAAGGCAGATGCTTTGGATGCGATCTGTGACTCAATCTGGGTCTTGATCGGATTAGGAAAGGTGATGGACCTGCCGATGGAGTGGGGCTGGGATGAAATAACGATCACGAACCTTAAAAAAGTTGACCCAGAGTTGGGGACCGTGATGCGGGACGAGAACGGGAAGATCCAAAAACCCGCAGGATGGAGACCGCCCAATATGCTGAGAATTATCCAGCAGTTTGAGGCTTCCCAAACGAAACTAGGAAAACCCGAAATCCAAGAGTGAACAAGGAATATCTTAGGTCTATCTTTACCTACAAAAACGGAAGGCTTTACTGGAAGCCGAGATCCGTAGAATCGTTTGCCAAGTATTCTGCCTATGTGATGTGGAACCGTAGGTACGCTTTTAACCCTGCCGGATCTCCTAATAAGCGGGGTTACATCAGGATCGGGATTTCCAAGAAGTATTACATGGAGCACCGTCTGGTCTGGCTTTATCACCGTGGATGGTTGCCGGAAGCTCTTGACCACAAGAACGGAAACCCATCTGACAATAGGATGTCTAACCTAAGACCAGCCACGCAGATGCAGAACCGCTGGAACTCTAAACGCAAGCAGGAAACGACCACGAATACCAAGGGGGTCTACAAGAGACCTAGCGGGAACTATGAGGCCCATATATGCGCAGACTTTAAGCGCATACACTTAGGGACGTTTGAGAAGAAACGAGATGCCATCCAAGCCATCGCAAAAGCCCGCAGATCTCTTCACCGAGAGTTTGCTCGGCACAGGTGAGTTTGTTGCAACGCGAGAAGAGATTATGGAGTGGTGCAGGCAGGACTCAGAAAGACGGTTGGAAGGTCTAGCCAAATATATCCTCGCCAAACCCACTAAATTGGCTCGTAGGCGGTTTCTAGAAGAGTTTGAGGGTCGGCATGGTACAGATGTCACCGACCTCTTAAAAGCCAAAATTTTAGGACTTGTTCAGAAATAGCGCGATCTCTGCTTTGCGGCGGCGCACAAGGCCGGGGGTTACCTTCCCGCCGCTGTTGACGTACTGCATGAACCCCTCGGCTATGGACTCTGGTGATTCGTTCCGCAAGATCCGCTGGCGTAGGGTTGACCGCTGAAACCCGCCAATCCCTATGTTGAAAGCCAGAGCGACACAAGCGTCGAAGAGCGGCTGATTACCAACCAGATTAGGAGCATTTCGAAGAACGCCACGCTCAAAAGAAACGAGATCATTGACGAATATCTTCTCCAGTTCCTCGCGTGACCAAATTCTGTTGTCCTCTTCTTTGAGCGGAAATTCATTTCGTATCATCCCCGTGTAGCCATCCTTACGCACAATCGGCAATTTTAACTGCTCGTTATACATAAGGTGGCCCCACCCCACGGTCCAACAAAAAGCTGTACATTTATACGGCCTGTTTCTGTACCCCTCAAACTCGTGCATGAGGTGTATGCCTTTGTCGGACGTTCTCACTTCTTGGACCACCCTCTAGACCCAAACCAAAATCCGATGATTCCCCCCAGCATTGCCATCTCGTCCTCAGAGAAAATTAGGTCGGTGGCGGCGATAAACTGATCCACGGTCAGGGTTCCAAGACCTTGCTTAAAGAGCAGGAAGTAGACCAGACCCA